GGTTTTCTATCGCTTTCCTCTTGATTGTGTAGTATGTGTTGCGATTCATTTCCAATCTATCTATTGCTTCATCATAAGTTTGGCAATTGACGAACGTAGTTACCAACACATGCCTTTGAGTTATGTCAGGCAGTTGCATAATCATTTGAATGATATTGCCTTTTCGTCTGTCAAGATCTCCAATCTGTTCAGCGTAGTATTCGCCTTTAATGATATTGTTGATATTTTTGTCAGTCTGTGTCTGTTTGATTCCTCCTTGGACTTTCATATCAGACCACTGTGGACTAGACAACACAGATTGACTACTAGTCATATCTCTTTCAAGCTCTTTAATTAATTTTGGTATTACCCTTAATTCTTTTAACAACATATCAGCTTTCGTCTGATTTCGCCCCATTCCAAGTCTCCTTATGGTATAATACTGCTATATATTATTGTCCGAGGCAGAGAGTGCCTTGGCTTTTTTTATTTCCATCTCACAACATGCTTATCCATATGATACGGCTCATCTAAATCAACCTGCCACTTACCATGATTCGGTTGTTTGACAGGCTTTTTGATAGGCACACGGCTTTCTGCTAGAAGTGTTCTTATCTTTCCTTCTGACTTTTCAACAATTGGCTTAGCGCCTGATTCCAAACATCTCACATGCCTGAGTGAATAACCTAGCTTCTTGGCTAGCAACTCGATACTCAAACCTAGTTTTAATCTGATTTCCTTAAATTCTTGCGGTGTCATAGTTCCTCCTCATTTTGAATACCGTTTCGATTGACCAGACAAGTAGAACGTTCCATCTTTCCGCTTATTGATGTAATAGTAATATTCTTCATTCTGGTAAGTAAATTGCTTTTCGCCAGCCCATATTCCGTTACTTGAAACTAGCTGGCAAGTATTCATGATATCTGTCGGGTCGGACTGCGTTTCAAATAAATCTAGTTGCATATCGTATGGTCAAATCCACCAGCAAGATTCCTAATTGTTCAGTCATTTGTCGACTCCATTGACAGAGCGATAACTTGATCTGCTTCTTTGTTAAAATACATGAGCGTTGTACCATTTTTTAAATTTTTGATATCATTTTTAGTCAACTTGACCGTGTGCACATCGTACTCATTATCTTTAAAACGAATTTTAGCCGCTTCTCTATTTGTCATCTGTTTCCTCCAATAATTCTGGATTTTGATAAACATCTCCGATGATTTCGACAGTATTTCCATTTCTGGCATATCTAAATAAATCACTGTTACAAAACTTTCTACCAACTGCCCATGAGGCTCTCCAATCTGACCAAAAAACTTTTGATATTCTAACTTTTTTACCTTTTTCGGTTGCGTTTTGGTCGCTCAGCATATCCCATGTGTATCTAACAATATCCCCCTCAAAAATTTCCTTACCGTTTTTATCAAACAAGCCTGTGGATTGCATCAATGTGTAATCAATAATATCAGTTCCGTTATAGTCTGATTCGTTATACATACCAAAATCAGCTATAACGTGTTGCTCCTTATCATGGTATGTCGTTACAACAGACACATCATAAAACATTTCAAATTTTTCAGATGGATTCCCAGGATAATTCCCGTTTCTTCCCCAAGCTCTAAACTTCGGTACTACCATTCTTCGCCTCTTTCTACACGTTCAACCAAACACTCGCCACACACTGGACACGTTGGGAGAACAGTGTATTCTAGTTCTCCTAGCATATTCACTCCAATTTCTCTTTTGTAAATAACCTTCGCCATTATAATCTCCTTGTTGAAAATGTAATAGATACATTGGCTCTATATGTAAAATCAAGGCAACATTCATGACATTTCTCTATGTATTCGTCCTCATCCATAAATGAATAGTTCTCGTCTACATCGAAGTAGTCGTGCCGAGTGCCACAATAAGGGCAAATAATATCATCTTCACATTCAGTCTCAACTACTTCCCCTTGTAATTTTTTTGTTTTTTCCATTTTGTTTTCCTCTTCTTCGTATCGTACAGCCATTATAATCTCCTATTTCCCAACCCACTCTAAAATACTAACCATCTCATCTTCCTTCGGTAAGTCATTGTAGTAAATCCGTTCTACACGCTTAGCAGGTATTCCAGTTGCTTCGCTGACAATTTCAAACGGAATGTTATTGCAGTCAATTTCTTTTTTTAATAACTCACAAACATCCAAAGGTTTTAACGAATCGGTCATTCTTGGTGCGTATTTTGCTTTATTGATGTATCGTCTAGTGTGTATCATTGTTCCTCCAAACTTACCCACCGAAACTGTTGGTATTTTTGTGCTTCTTCTTGTGTGCATTTAAAAGCAGTTTCAATCACTTCTTCTTTCTCATCCGTTTCCCAAATTGATAATTTGTTTTTGGTGGGCTCCATCAAAAAAATGTATCTATACCAACTGTTTGGTAACTCTAGCAGTAATACTCCTAATTTTTCGGTCATAGGCATGTACGCTTTTTTATTTTCGTCATTCATTTGCTACCTCTTTCAATAAATAACTGGCTAAAAATAGCCTCCAAAACATCAACCACGATTGCATTGCCAGCTTGCTTGTATAGCTGACTGTTGCTATTCACTTGTTCAGCTTTGTGGAAGTCTTCATCGGAACATCCCATTAGTCGCCAACATTCTTTTGGTGTGAGTTTACGGATGCGATACTCATGAAGTTCAACCACATAATTATCTTTCTGAACTGTTGTGATCGTATTACTTGTTCCTTTCTTGTTAATTTCTAGTCGTTGTTCAGTAGGACTTCCTACCGTTCTATCTGATGGGTTTTCTGGGTTTCTTCCTCGTGATGCGCCGATCACCACACCTTTGCTATCATCTGTCGTTATTGTATGTGCCATGTTTTTTTGCACTCTCCCTCTTCTTGTTTTACTAAAAGGATATGCAGTATCAATGCCATCCCCATCATCGGCTATTAGATAGCCTGTTTTTGTTGCATTTTTAATTTTTAATTGCAATTAATTTAGGCCCTTTATAGTCTCTAGCTGCTAGTGTTGGACAAATTCCATCTGCCGACAAAACCCGACTTGTATCATTGTACGGTGATGGTGTATTTGCAATAACTATAATTCTATTAGTATCCATGGTTCTATGCCACCTAATGTTGGTGCTAGTCCGTTAGTGTCATACACTCTAAATCTATTTGAGCTTTTTCTTGTTTTTGTGTCATATTGTGCTATTTGCTTTATTTCCATGTCAGCTGTGCTACTCTTTCTTCGCTCATATAGTATTTCTCATCTACTTCATCCTCCAAGACATCTTTGAGACGGATAGTCAGTTCTTGTTTTTCGTGGAATATATAAGGCTCATGATCGCCTAAAATCGATATACAAAACACACGTTCTCTGTTCTGTGGAATGCCATAGTCTTTTGCATTGCAATTTGTTATCGTAAAGGTTTTTTATCCTCTACTTCTTATAGTTTCCTATAAGTTCAGCATACATTTTCATCTTTAGCATTACCTAGTAAGATGTTGCGGCCTCTTGGGAATTTTATACTCCTTTTATGGTTTCAATTCCTATGCGTTGCCCCTGAATAACTTGTTATAGTTATCCTTCGGTTCGAGTTGGCATATTTAAAACATATTGTCTATTTTCAAAATCAAATGTTATTAAACCTTGTTGGTAAAGTTCTCTAGATATGTGTTCTAACTGCAGATGTAACAATTTATGTTCGGATGCTGAACATATTAATAAGTTATTTATATCGTCATTGGTCTTATCGCAATCTATATGGTGTACAATCTCAGTTTTCAGTAACTTTCTTCCTATTGATTTTTCCACATTTAATCTGTGTGAATATATTTTTTTATCGTACTCAATATGATACTTATAACCTGTTTGCTTTTCGGTTCTAACCCTTTTAGATTTACCCATAAGACCAAGTGATTTCCTTTTTCTAAAAACGACTTCTTTGGTAAATCCTCTTTCCAAACCTAAATAAATAGCTATTTCAATATCTTGTTTATACATCCAGTTTTCTTTTAAATATTCAACATCCTCTTTATTCCATACAGCCGCTAACCCTCTATTTAAAGATTGGAGATTTAGTTCTAATCTCTCGATTTTACCTCTAGCGGCTTTTGGGGATACGTTGAAATGTTTAGCTATTTCATTCACCGTCATAATTTTATAATTATCTTTAATGAATTGCTCATCTTCTTTAGACCATCTTTTGTTTTTTTGATTTTGTTTTAACATAATGACACTCCTTTATTTTGTGGTACTTACAATATGATTATACCACAAATAAGTGTTTTAAACTATAGCTTTCTCGCTTAATTCCGCAATAATAATATTAAATATTTCTATTTAACACGCCCATTGAGCACTTGCCAGTAGTTTGTATAACCTTGACTTTCTAGCCACTCTAACCATTTATCAAAGTTTGGCTTATGCTTTTTACCTACAAGATTTTTGACATTTTCCATAAGCAGATACTTAGGTTTTTTAGTTGCAATCACTTTTTGGCATTCCCATAGCAATCCTGAGCGTGTACCGCTATCAATGTCAAGCCCAGCTTGTTTTCCAGCTACTGAAATATCTTGACACGGAAAACTATAAGTAAATAAATCGTGATCAGGAATCGTGTTTGGTTCGATTCTACTAATATCTCCTAGATTTGGACAATCTCCATGAATTGCCTCGTAACTCGCTAAAGCATATTTATCTATCTCTGCAATTGCTACTACTTCATGTTCAATACCTAAGTTTCTTAACGCCATCCGTTGCGTTCCTATACCGCTAAATGCTTCAAATACTTTAATCATTTATTTTCCTCCAAAAAATCATATATCGTCATCTGCTCTGCCTTCTCAAAACAAACTGGGCTGATAACTAGATAACATCTGCTCTTTTGCCTTCTTGTAAAATTCCTTCTTAATTTCAAATCCATAAGCCGACCGATTCATCTCGATTGCAGCCCTCAATGTTGACCCACTTCCTGCTACTGGGTCAATGACAACGTCTTCCTCATCTGTAAAGATCTCAATCAACCGTTTAAGCACTGGAATTGGTTTTTGTGTAGGGTGGATAGTTGGATAAGCACTGTCTTTTTCCCAAGGCGCATGATTGAGTACCATAGCACCATTGTTGTTAAATTTCGGTAACTTGTCACGATACAATACTGTAGCTTCTTCCACAGCTCCCACAATCTTCATATTTGCTTTTAAGACTTGCGGGCTAGATTTCTTGGTAAAATATAGCGGATAGGCATTGTTAAATCCATGCTTTTTGCCACACTCGATAACCATATCCCTCTGTTGCCATGCGTGGAATACAATCATTGCTGGGGCTTTGCCCTTTTCTTTAGGTTCTTTCTTCAACAGCCGACTGCAAAAATCAAAGAAATTATTGATTTTGAAATCATTATCTGTATCAAAGAATGACTTGCCAGCCAATTTACTTTCGCCATTCGCATTATCACCATCCTTATACCAACGCGGATCACTGGCATAAGCATTGTTTCCTAAGTTATACGGTATATCAGCAATAATCAGCTGAGCCCGTGGGATGTTATACCGCTTCGAATTCTCAAAGTGGTCATTAAATAATTCAAATTTCATTCTTCCCGTCCTTTCAAAAATTCTGGTATCGGGTCACCAACCTTGAGGCTTTCGTACTGTTCTTTAGTAACTAAAAACTTACCATAAGCGCCAGCAGTGACCGTGTAGCGTCCCTCTATAATTTCTTTGTCTGTAATCTCACCCACCATCACACCGCCTGCGTTGTCGACTACGTGGATGATTGGACGTTGCATTTCGGATTTTGCGGTGTTGTAGCCCTGTGAGTATATTACTACCATAAGAAGCAAAACACTGCTCAGAAGTAACGCAATTTTCGCAATTTCGATAAACCATTCTCGTTTAGTCATCTGTCCCCCTAACCTCACTCCCATCTGAGAACTATCGCAAGCTATATCCTTAATAGCTAAATCTCGCCTACTAATTAGTGTCCTGTCACGTCTAACTATTGGGCTTGTAACATCCTTGACCAGGAGTTGACTAATTGTTATCTTATCGCAAATCATTGGTTGCGAAGTATCAAAAGTAATCGATCCATCATTGGCAACATGCTCCAATTGATCATCAGATAATCTGATTTCCAGTTTTGTTTTTCCTTCGGTCTTTATACTAGTAAAAACCATTCCACCTCCTTAGCAAATCCCTCTCAAATGCCCAATGGACAACCTTGTCTTTTAATTCTTCAAAATTACTCATGTACTTCTTTTACCTCGATTTCGATTTTGTATTTATCTTTCAGTCCACTCAAGCCACCGTATTTAAAAGTCATGTACTTAATCACCTCATGATTATCATCCGTCCAGATACCTGCATCTGTCATACCGTCAACTAGGGCTTTTACAGTCGGATAAAAGTTCGGCGGGTCCATCCGTCTTTTGGTCGGTGCGTAAATCGTCACTACAAGCCCACAGGGGCGTTTTTTTGTGTGGGTGGTATATTTACCATCGGAGACTTTCAAAAACGCTATACGGCGAAGATAAGCGGTAATTTTAGCTTTCTGTGCCCAATGTGGCCTATCGTTAGCATTCAACATTTCTTTTTTGTGTTTAGTATTTGATAAAATAAATTCAAATTTCAACTAGTCGCCCCGCTTTTACTTTTTGTTTTTTTTATGTTTAAAACGGTAAGTCATCGTCTGATATATCCATTGGATTGTTTGCTCCAAATGAACTTTCTTCTCTAGTGAAGTTCGGTGTGGATTGCGCAGGCGTTTGATAAGGCGAGTTATAATCATTGCCACCAGCAAAGGAATTACCAGCTGAATAACCGCCCCCTTGGGTTTCACGGGAAGCACGACTTTCCAAGAGTTGGAAACTTTCTGCAACTACCTCAGTAACGTAGACGCGTTGCCCTTGCTGATTGTCATAGCTACGAGTCTGAATGCGACCTGTAACACCAATCAGAGCCCCTTTCTTAGCCCAATTTGCTAAGTTTTCAGCTTGCTGGCGCCAAATCACACAGTTAATAAAATCAGCCTCACGCTCTCCGTTTTCGTTTTTTCGGTTGCGATTGACAGCAAGAGTGAACGTAGCTACCGCCACATTAGAGGGGGTGTATCTAAGTTCAGCGTCCTTTGTCATTCTTCCAACCAGTACAACATTATTGATCATCTGACTTGTCCTTTCCTGCATTGCGTTCACCGACTAGATAGCCCAGCATGAGCCAAACGAACGCCATTCCAACCTCTTTTAGTAATTCAATCATTTCAATTCCTCCATTTTCTAATAAATTTTTACCCAATCTTTAGAGATATAATGAGTTCTAGCGTATTCACTTCTTGCCATATCTTTTGCCTGCTCCCAGCTATAAGCCAGTACATGGTAAAAATGTTGCGTACGGTGATTTAATCCCCAATTACATGTAACACGATAAAATTTCAATTCATTTCCAATGGACCATAAGTGGGGTAATCGTCTGCCAGATTCGTACATATCTCTATCAACTCTCGCTATCTGTGGTTTGTTCATCTTCTTCTCCAAATTCTATTCCTAACCTTTTTACGGTTGCGATTGACGGCAAGTGTGAACGTTGCTACCGCTACATTAGATGGCGTGTATCTAAGTTCAGCGTCCTTTGTCATTCTTCCAACCAAACAAATTGAATTAATCATACTAATTCACCTCTTTTCCATTTGTATATGAATACTTTCTGATACTTGTCTAATTTCCATGATTACCATCCACACTGTTCAGCCAGCTCTTCTTGACTAAGTGGCTTAATATTTTGATAACCGCTGACTTGATAATTTTTCTTGTATTCAAAGCCAGCTTGTGCAAGTGTTGCCTTAAAGTGTTCTTTTTCATCTGCACTTTCAAAATACACTTCCAAGGTCATTTTTTGCTTGTATTGTTTTAAGCCATTTTCAGCCTCTCTGAGAGCTTCAATGTCATTCTTGGGCGATTGTCCATTTTCCAAGATTTCGCCTGTTTCTGGGTCAAAATGACGGCTTTCTGTTGAAACTTGAGCTTGTTCCTGTTCTTTTGCTCGCTGAGTGGCTAGAAGTTGCTCTCTTTCTTCCTCAGCTCTTCGCGTTTCTGCTTTCTGCTTTTCAAACTGATAATCTGCCATGATTTGTTGCATTACATCAGCCAAAGACATTGACTGTAACATACGAATGTACGGTTGGTCAGTCATACCGTACTCAGCACATTGCCCGGAGATGGTGGCTTTTTCTTTTTCATGCTCTTGTTGTTTTTGATATTCAAATGTGACCATGTCCTCAAGAGATTTCATGGTGACTTTCTTCAAGGTCACACCATCCGCCATAAAGTCGCCAGCCTTGATATATTCAAGGGCTTTTTCATCAAAGATACGTGGGTCAAGCATGTACTCGGCTGCTTTATTAGCCAGGTAACTCTTGACAGTATCAAGGCGGACAGCTTTCTGATGGTCTTCAAATTCCTTGACATCAGACGCAATCTTATCAATGACTTTGTCCATTGGTTCGCTGGTGTCCTTGATATACTTGTCAAACTCATCAGCAGACTGTGACAGCTCACGTTTAATCTTGATACGTTCATCAGAGATTTGTTTTTTGAGTTTGCGTATGTCAGCTAAAACTTGCTTGTCATCTTTGATGGTTGCAGCCGTGACCGTGTAATTTTCGTACTTGGACACAACTTCATTGATATTCTGCTCAAATTTCTCACGGTCAATGATTTCAACCTGTGCCTGCGTTACTTTTGCTTGTAATTCTTGCATGTTGTCCTCCTAATACTCTAATTTACCGGAAAACAGCTCGCCTTGCCCTGTTTCTTCGGTGTAGTCAGGCACTTCATCAGCTGGATAGCTAGTATCTACTGGTTCGGCTTGTTTTCTAGTCTGCTCTTGCTTCATCTGCTCAATCTGTGCCTGTTTACGTGCCATGACTTCATCACGGGTTTCAGTTGGGGTGACATCTTTGAGTTCGCGTAGCTCATCAGCTTCATATACACCACCCAATTCATTTGGGAACGCTTCTCTGAGTGCTGTGACAATGGCTACTTTCCTAATCATGACACTTGGTTTGTCATCCCATGTATTGGGTTTGTTTTCTTTTCCATAGGAGTTCACTGGTCCTTCTTTTCTTATTTTTGAATTGTCATACTCAGAGAAGGTCACTTCTACTTTGGTTGGATGACTACGGTCTTTTCTATAGACAGTTGCCCACCCCCCTAAAATTTCGGCATCTTTTGGCAAAAATGCTCCATCAGAACGCTTGATTTCGCCATCTTTTTCATAGATAATTCCTGAGTCCATACCATCAAACTCTGGGTGAGCATCCGCCTTCTTCTGGAAGGCCTTGAGTGCTACCACAATCTGTGCAGGCTGATTGCCGTATTTAATAAAATAAATTTCCTTGGTAAATGGGTTTAAGTTTTGAACTTTTGCTTGAGCGATAAAATAAGCCAGTTCCTCATCTGTTGCTGTCCCTTTAGGGTCAAGATACTTCCTGACGATGGTACTATTCAAAGTTTGAGGGTCTTCTAAAAAGTTCTTTTCTGCTGTTTGAATGTCTGTTACGGTCATTTTCTTTTCCTCTTTTGTCTTTCTTTTTCGCTATTGGTAGCCCATGGCCACGTTGTCTTTCCATCTGTCATAAGCCTCATCTTCATCAACATCAGGCTCTGACAAAGGTTCAGGCGGCGTGCTAAGCCAAGTATCATAATCAAACATAGTCAATCCTCCCCTTTTTCCATCTGTTCCAATTCAGCAAAGAGTTCTGCTAACTTTGCTTGTCCTTCTGTAGTCTGTTCGGTCTTTACTGGCTCAGTTGACCAAATTGGAACATTTGTTCGCTGATGTTGTGAGTTATGTCCATTTTGTTGAGAGTTGGCCTTTTGTTCGATTCGCTGTCGTTCCCTGTCTTCCACTTGAACAATGGTTTTTATTCCATTCTGTTTCCAATTGCGTAAAATAGCTAAGATATACTTGAAGTTCCGTTTGCCGTTGTCAGCAGCTTCTGTAATTGCTCTGATAACAACATCTACCTCCATTCCATCCGAAGTTACATATTCGGTAAGTTGCTGAAACTGAAAACCATCTAATGGACCAATTCTTTGTTGATAATAATTTTGAATGTTTGTGTCGGTGGTGGTTTTTCTATCATCTACATCTAACTCTAACTCTATATCTATCTCTTTCTCTATATCTATCTCTCCGTTGCGTTCTGTTGCATTGGTGTTGCATTGCAACGTTTTTTGGAGTTCTCGATACTTGCGAGACCTACGTGTACTTGCTGTTTCGCTACCTATTAACTCTGGAACTTGTTCAAGTTGAAATTCAAATTTATCCTTTGTAGTTAGCAATTGTTTATTTGTCAAAAACAACAATGTCATTCTTACTGCCTCGATATCTTCATCAATCAGCAATGAAATTTCTTCTGCTAAATCATGTCCTAGATTTTCAAAATAAATTTTTCCGCTATCTTGCAGACTAGCTAACATGATTTTAAGATAGATAATCGTATGTTCGTTTCCTCCCGGCAACCGTCTGAGAAGCTTCATTTCTTTTGAGGTGAAAAATTCTTCCTTCAACTGCAACCAGTAATATCGTTTATTTTCTTTTAATGCCATTCACCCTCACAACTTTCTAATCATTCTTCAAATTCTGAAAGCCCGTCATATTCTAAAATCCTTTCAATATCTTCTAAATGCTCTACATCCCCTGTCCGCTGAAATTTTTCAAGAGACAGGCTGATTTGCTCTAGTTTCTCTTTGTCAGTCATCCAGCTTCTCCAATTCAAGCACCAGATTTACATATGCTTCGTAACACTTGCCAGACTGTTCGCTATCTTGATAGGCCTTTTCAATCAATTCTTGGCCTGATCCATAGAAACAGCCAACCTTCCACATTTTGTTTGATTTTGTGTAAGTAAACCACCTGAAGCTGGACCACGAATTTTTGAAAACAATGTAATCTTTTGGCGATTTTACCCCAGCATCGCCATAGACCTCAGCATCGCCATAGACCCAAGCATCGCCATAGACCCTAGCATTGCCATAGACCAAAGCATTGCCATAGACCCTAGCATCGCCACAGACCCAAGCATCGCCATGCTCTGACAGGTTCTCTTCTTTTTCGATATACCCGCCAATTTCTCCGACTTTTACAGAACCGAAATTTATTTTTGCTTTTATTCGGAATAGTTTCCTGCCAAATACCTCGATAGTGTCATCGAGCAATAATTCAAATTTTTTATTCATTTTCAATTCCTTTCATTACGCTAATTACACAATTTCTTTACACGGCCCTTTGGCCAATGTTGCCTGGGCCATTTTGGTAAATGTAGCCCGTTCCATAGCTATACCTTTTTGGACTAAGAGCCAATCTTCTTGTTCTTTCAGCGCTTTCAAATCCCGCTCTTTGCGCTCACGCTCCAGTTTACGAATTTCAAAGATGGCATTGGATGCGCTAAGCATCACGATAAATCCAAGGACTGCTAGTCCACCGATAATTTCTGACATGTTATGCTCCTTAATACTGTGTAATACTGCTGACCTGCTGGGATGATGTATCCAGTCAAGTCATCTACTCGTGTGCCGTCTGACATAATGTTAATTATGCGTGGATCCCATTGTGTTTTATTTGACTTCATGGTAAAATACATTTGTATTATTAAGTAAGTGCCTGATTGCCGTCAGGTTCTTTTTTGCGTCCTTAACCTGGTAAATACTCCTGATTGAGAAATTTGTTGATAAAATACTGCTGACCCTTGCCAGTAATAAGAGGTGTCTTGTTTACTGTGATATGACCGTCTGAGTGGGTGATACTGGTTTCTTTAACTCTGATAAGCCCAAGCTCTACGCTTTTCTGTGTAGGCATGTTCCAATCACGACCATTACGCTTGATAAGATAACCTTGGTTGCGTAGCCAAGTAAAGAGGCGTGTTGCTCCAATATCTACCCCATTCTGTTTAAGTAGTTTTGCAAGCTCCCCAACCAAGATAGATGTGTGGCTGGCACTAACAGCGTCTGCAAACAGCACCTTAGGACGGTCTGCTTCAATTTGCGCCTGTAACGTGTGGACTTTCTTATCAGCCATAAGTAACGCTCTTGCCATGATTTTTTCAGGGCTGTTGAAATCTTTTTCAACTTGGATGAAGTATTTGCGTACTTTAGCGCCTTCATCTGTTTTTGAAATCATAGCAAGATTTTTAGAAGCATCCAATGATAGAGCGTAGTCTTGGATTTCTTTCGTACCACCATATTGATTTAGCTGTGTAGTTGTAACTACGGGGCTAAAATCATAACCTTCTTCTAAAATTTTGAAATTTTGTTCTACCCATTGGCTGAATCTTGTTTTTACTTTTAAACTTTTATGCAATTCTCTTGCACTTACAATTGGTTCGTGATTTTCGTTAAGTGTGATGTTAATAAGTTCGTTCATGTTGCTTCCTTTCTATTTCACGTTTTGTGAAGTATTATCGATAAAAATTTCGCTAATACTTTTATGAAAGAAATTAGCGATTTTAAACATTTCCGAAGAAGAAAAATCTATTCTACCAAGCTCTTTATTTCGGTAAGAAACAGATGATTTTCCAATTATATCAGCAAGTCGTTCCTGCGAAACATTGTTTTCTTTTCGGAGTTGATACAATTTAATTTGCATTTGACCCAAATCTTTCTCCTTTCTAATTTTTATATTTATTAGCTTTTCTTAAGCTTGACTATAGTATACTCCACGTTTTGTGAAATGTCAATAGTTTTTTTACCAAAAAATAAAAAAACTATTCAAAACGTGAAAAAAGTGTTATAATATTTTTGTGATAATTAATAGAAGAAAAGGTCTAAAAATGAACGAAAAAGAAATTAATATTTTTATTTCCGTTATAACCGCCATTATGCTAAATGTCCGTTGTAGAGGACACAAAAAAAGCCCCCACTAAAAAAGTGAGGGGTTTTCATTTATTTTTTCAAGCCTTTGATTAATTTATCTACTGTTGCATCGTCAAGCGTAGACTTATCTGCCTTACCTTGCCAAGCGTCAAATGTAATTGTGTCTAATTGATAATGTTTTACCCCTTGATTCCAAAAAACTGTAGGCGTTTCCGAATCTAGGATTGGTAAAAATTTACCACCCATCATTAATGCAATACCTCGTTTTGGTGCTGAAATTGTAATCATGTCTTCTTCTCCTTGTTCTTTTTCTTTATTTTTAGCAATAGGTTCTTCTTCATAAAATGTAAACCAACCTACCATAGTTTGTGGCAGTAAAATATCATTGTCATAAGTAAATGTCCCATCTACATATAACGTTCTGTTTTTTTCTCTTACCCATCCCCCATTTTCCAATGCATCTGCGTTTAAGTCTACATTTTGTTCTAGTGTAGTAAAATAACTACCTGTATTATCCACTTTGGTAAAAATACCTGTGTGACCAAATGGATGATTACTTGTCGCAGTCACCCAGATATCGCCAACTTTTGGAATTTCTGAACCTGTAAAACGGGTTACTTTAAATCCTTGCGAACGTGCTTTTTCCAATAAATCAATAGCATTTGTATATGCTAGGTTTTTATCAGTAAAATGAGTTGCTAAGTGGTCAACAAATGACACACATTGCCCGCCGTAAGGATTGTAAGGTACAGTTATACGCTTATTTAATAGACTATAAGCATAGTCTGTTACTTTAGTCATACACTACTCCTTAATTTGAGAGACATTCATCAGAATACAAGCCAATCCAGAAAGTAATACTGCTGATAACATTGTCTCCCAATTAATATCAGTAATTAAAACAGCCGAACCAATTAATCCGACTGCTGTTTGTGCCATAGTTTTGATTGTTTTGATTAAGACTTCTTTTGACCATTTTTCTAAGTTCATCTTTTATCTACCTTTTCTTTCCATAAAGTCTTCAATTGTTCGTCATGACTAATAAGCTTATCTTCTGCAACTCCAATTCTTTCCTCATGCTTATCTTGAGTATTTTGTAATCGATTTCTGTGTGCTTGGGATTCAGCCCATTTATAATCATTATCTTTTAAATCGCTGCTAAGTTTATTGATTGCGTTTTGAAGTCCTTCCATTGCTGTTTTGTTATTTTCGAGCAATGCTTTTATTGGTGCCGACACATATTTTAAAAACACTAAAATGCCAGTGATTGCAATGCACCACTGACTTATTGCAGTTAGGTCGATCATACGACTACCCCTCTTTAGTGCCGACGCTGCTTAACTCGATAAGCTCTTTTACTTTATCGCGATATTTAGCTGGTACTTGTTCAAGTGTAATCCATCCAAGTTCAATTTGCATTGCAAAGTAATTAATTGCCATTATATTTCTCCTTTTTATAAATTCTTTAATTTTAGTTATCATGCTGACATCGATGCAATGATTTCGTTTAACATACCTGATGTTAGCTTCATCATTTCTTCTGTTTGCGCTTGTTGAGCTTTTGACGTCTCAATAGTTTGATTAAGTTCAGTGATTTTTGCGTTTGTTAACTGTGTAGCATATTGTGGTATGTATTGTTGTGCAAACGCTTCAATCGCCAATGCCACTAAAGTAGCTTCACTTTCTTTTGTTCTATCTCCATCAACCGTGACATCAAAAAAAACGTTTTTAGAAACGTCGTTTTCTTTTACATTTATGATTGTCTGGTTGTTTTGATAAATTGCTCTTGCGGTAAGAGTCATTTTGTCCTCCGAATCTAGGCAGTACGTTGCCAGCGATAGACTGTTACATATGGTTGCAAGTTATTGTGCGCTTGATTTCCACCTGCATTTTGAGTGCTGATCCCTTGTGGATATGCAGCGCCCGAACCATCACTTTGATAGTCTCGACGTATACCCGGACCAGATCCAGTAGATACATTTTGACCGTGACTATGACTTGCCAATTCTGGCTCTGTCAATACGTGAGTTTTTTCTCCGCCTGTTTTATTTACTGTGTTAAAGTCAGTATCAGATTCATTTACTCCAACTAGCACCTGACCATTACCAAAACGTACCCAAGTCCCCCCCATAAATGTGGATGGATTATCTGGTTTTGTACTCTCGTAAATTGTTCCGACGCGATAAAAGATATCTAACAGTTGCTTACCGTTGATTGCAAAAACGCCCGAAATATCAACCGAACCAGCTGGTAGCGATTTATCCGCAATGCGACCAAATCCATATCTACCATCTTTGTCTTTTGAACTAACTACAACCTTTGTTCCGACTGTTGCGGAAAACTTGATATCGCCTGAAAATTTATCTGATATTGTCCCTTCGATGTCGTAAGAAGACGATACAGAAAAAACACCTGATAAACTATCAAGTGAATCTGTTAACGTATTAATCGCAGCCCATGAACCGCCCCCAGTTTGGGAAGTCGTCCATGTATTTTTACCAGCCAATGACGTTCTAAATGTTATCGTCATCGTATTTTTTTGAGTGCCACCAACCATTATTGGTGCAATCTTAGCATTTCGCTTTACTTGGATAGTTTGACTATCTGAGCCAACACGAGTTGTCTCAAAATAAAAAACTGGTAAAAAATATTCTAATACTGTGATAGTCGTATCTTTTGCAGTTGACGTTCGCCCTCTACTATCCGTGACAGTTGCTCTAACAATATAAGAACCAAAATAGTTCATAATTCCAAGTGTTCCACCGTTTACATTAGTAGATTGGTTTTTGCCTACAATTTCAGCTTTATAGCTTTGAATTGTTGAACCATAAGCTCCAATTGCACCACTAAAATTGACTGCAATATTTGATAGCACTTGCAAAAAGTTTGGACTACTAAGTATAGCTGAGACTTTTGGATTAGTATCAGATAAAGTCACGCTTGATAACGTAGGGACTACACTATCAGGGACACTAGCAGTAAATGATACGCTGCTTGTCCCTAGTAGAGATGTATCATAATATGTATCAATATAAATCTTACCGCTCCCGCTAATGGAATTTGGAATCCCACTAGCTAAGCTGATTGGAGGCGTCCAGCTGTAAGATGTGGAAGTTGTTTTATCTACGATTGTGCCAGTTTGCCCATACCAGTCATATCTTAGTGTGTGCGTGTAGCTAGGATCGTTACTTGCGATTGCTAGCGTGCTTGCGCTACCTAATGTTAAATCAGGTACTGATACTGACGATGTCCTCAAAATATCAGTAGTTTTAAACGAACTACTACTTATTTTTAATATTCCAGGGCTATACCCGCCTTGCCCATTAAATTGAGCCATTAAACCAACTGTCTGTTTGCCATCTTTGCCGTGAAGGACTGTAATATATTGATCAATTAAAGTTACTTGCGAGTTTGCATTAATAGATGACAGATTGCCAGCGTTTAGTTTCTGCCCGGCTATATCTACATAAGATGATATATCGTACCCGGCAAAAGAGTTTGAGCTGGAAACTATAAAAAGTCTGACTCTTAACTCACTAGTATTATCTACTTTATTTACATCTGTTTCGTCGACCCACAACTTTAAATAAAATCCCTTATCAATATTACTTCTATATTCTGCCATTTTTACCTCCTTTCTAACTTACGTAAATTGTGACGTTTGTTGTTGAATCACCGTCAAGTTGAGACTCACGGAAGTTACCAATTTGAAGCGTCTTAGTAAACACCCCGTTATCGATATGAATTAATCCTTGGCTGATATACATAACTTCTTTACCTGCACTGAACATCGAAATACGGTCTTTTTGAATTAACAAACTTGATGAACCGTCATTAGCTGAAATTTCAAAACCTAAGTCAGTAACGCGCATGTAGTTTGAAACAAAATCAAGCTGAACCATCTTATCGTCAAAATCTTTTCTAAAAGCCTCGATACGTTCAGCATTTGCGATTAAAGCAGCTTCAGTATTTGCCTTGTTTACAGATTCATCTGATACATATTTGTTATAGCTTGCAAATAAGGCGTCTACTTGTTCAGCAGTTGCCTTTGACTTCATTTCTGCAGTCATTAAATTTTGAGTCTCAAGCAACAAGTTTAATTGTTCTTGAGTCATAGCTTGGTCAGATTTGGTGTCTATCTTGTCAGTTATTTCTTTGACTTGTGTTTCATCTAAAGCGCCTTTGTCTCCCTTATCGCCTTTAGGACCGTCCATAACATTAGTAAATGTTATTTGACGTGTAGCAACTAAGCCATTACCAATAAATGCATCAATAGATACTAAAAAAGGTTTGTCAATTGGAACTGTCGAACCGTCAACGGTATAAGTTAGCCCACTAGCAAGTAAGGTATCAAAATTTCTAAATTGGAACGTTGCATCATATTGCTTGTTAGATTTCCAAAGTTCTGCAGTCAACACAGATAGACCAGTTGAGTTTTTAAAAGTTGTTCCTTTATCCGTTATTGGTCTCAATTCAAACGGCTTAGCTTGTTCTGCTAATTCTTCATAGCGATTGATTAAGTCTTTGCTTAGTTTGTTTTTTAAAGCTTTGTAGTTGTCAAATACAGTCTGATTAGTTCCGTCATTAGTAAATGATATATGTTGCTCAGATACCCTTGCCGATAAAACGAGACCGCCAGGGAATTCTTCATCATCGATTTTAACTGTGTCACCCATATCAAGATTTTCATCTGTTCCCTTGACCTCATATGAAATTGACGGATAACAATTTTTTCTAATGTCTTGAAGTGAGTAAGAAATCATTTTTTCAACATCAATTGTTTCATATTCAACATTTTTTCTAATCCAGTTATCCGAAATTTCTTCCCCAGTAAAAGCGGATGGATAAAGTTCTTTAGATATTGGAGCATAGATTGAACCATTTTTAATGTAAAACTCTACTACACCATCTTCATTTTTCCACTCACGATATAAATCGGCTGGGATTCCTACTGTTTTTTCTTGTTGTTGCGTTTCTGATATCGTTTTAGGTTCATTGTTCCCAGGCGTGCCTGACGGCGCTGGTGAACTCTCTGTGCCGTCTATACGTTTTCCTTGAACGATTTCAGGCGGGTAACATAATGTTTGGATAATTCGTAAATAAGCACTAGCTGAGTACGTGCGTTCTTCAACCCATTGGCGTCCTGCGTAATTTTGTTCTAAGACTGTCAATGTATCGCCTGACAAACCTTTGATAACCACTGTATGGCCCCAACCACCAGTCCAGACTGGTCCGCCTGCATTAGCTCTGATATTAGCGATAGAACCAGGGATTAAGTGGTTAACCTGTGATGGTCTAACTACTTTCCAACCAAATTGTGACCAATTGTAATCTTCCCCAATGTGTGAGGCGGCAGCACCCGCACCGATCAGACCTCTTAATCCAGTAACTCCACCGCCAAGGCCCGGGCCACCAATTGACATAGCATGCCATGCAACAAGACCGTAACATTGACCCGAACCAATACGAGTTCCTTTTTTAGCAGTTAAAGCGTTTAAAACAGAAATAACCTTGTCAGCTTTTTGACTTACTGGTGCAGTACCAACCGTGCCAGCTGTTTTAAATTGATTATCAAGTGTATCCATTGCACCATTTGAAGCGCTATTGATACCGTTGCGAATTGACCGCATTAATGGTGCATAATGACCATATCCTGCTGCTGCATAATCATATGCTGCACCGCCAAATCTAAATAGCCCTTTTGTATAAGCATCAATGTTGTTAGCACCTTTGACCTTGTAGATACCTTGCTCTGCTAATAAATAAGTGTAGTCTTTAAAGTAGTCAGACACACTTGAGAAATGCATGTAATAACCGCCCTCGTTAGCTGGTCTAGCAGTACCTTGAGTAACTTTAATACCAGATGGGCGATTACCTGAACCAGTCCATGTTAGTCCACCCCAGTTATTATCAGCTCGAGCGACTGGGGAATTACCCCAAAAAGATTCAAGATACATTTGCGAAAATACACCAGACGGTAATAACTTATGTTGAACACATAGATTTAAAATCTCATTTACAAGACTTTTTGAAATAGTCCGACCACCGTTTGAAAGTCCACCGCCTGAATAAGTGACTGCATTTAATTTAGGAGCTACATATTTTGGATTCGCTTTTGTAACTTCAACGTCAACTGTAGCTTTTCCGACTGGTGTAATCATGTTAAAAATACCAGTCTTATCAATTGTGCGTTTTACACCTTCGATATTATAGCCATGTCTTAAAACAACGTCTTCACGAACCTTGCCAACCCCTTGGTTTTTGTCGTCATTTTCTTTGTAAATGTGCAAGATAAATGATTTCAAGCTAGAATCTTCATCCAAGATAGTTTCAAATTCAATTTCTGCATCAAATTTATTTGCAATTGATAATAACCGTTTTAACTTAGTATCTGTTCCAGTCCACTCAAGCGTGCGCTCTCTATCTTCAATTTCATTGTGACCAATCGTGATAGCTCCAAAGACAAGAAGACCAAATGCATTACAATACTCTACAAATGACATCTTAGTTTTTGCTTTATATGGACCAGCCATTTCATTTAGCAACTCAAGATTTAAATTTTCACAGTAACATCTAATTGTTGTTTCTGTTTCTTCTGTTTTCATTACGTTAAACAGATAAGTACGTTTATTATATTTAAACGAAACAAAAGACCTCTCGGTTAGTGTCCGATAGGCCTTTTGTTTTACTGTGTCTGACTTAATACCATTTTTATAAACGGTAAATTCAAATGTTGATGAAGCAGTATCTAAATAACGTGACCACTTGTCATCATAAAAAGACAAGGTGTCTTGTAATTCGTTATCAATATATGCAACTTTTTTTAATTTTGCGTCATGAATAATTAAATCCAATTACAACCACCTTTCTTCAAATGCTATGCTAAATGTTGGTTTGATGTTATTCCAGCTTGATGTACTAATTTCTAATGTTGATGTCCCGACTGGTATTTTTAACCATTTGGAATAATCAACAACATGATTTAACTTAGCAATGTTATCAACTAAAAATGTCTTATTTTCACCATTAATCACAATGTTAGAGCCAACTCCATAAGGATTTGGAATGTTATAACCAAAAGCAACATTATCTTTACGGTATTTAATTCCGTCAACATACATGCGAGTTACTAAAGGATTTCCATTGATAAAACCTAAAGCAACATGCAATTTAGCTGATTTCTTGCCTTTTAATTCGCTAAACGTTCTTTCATAACGCGATCCAAACCAAAAAACGGAAACCTTGTCGTCAATACGTTTGATATCAGACCACCCACGAGCAGGATTAAAAGGATTATCTTTATTCTCGTCATTTGCTTCAAATTTCCACCTTAAGTCTGTATGCTTGTATCCACCTTTTCCATCAGTAACCATAAAATTATATTCAGTCTCTAGTCCTGCTTTACGCTTTATAGTTTCTAAACCATACAAAAATTTTCCATCTGAATCAGATACCATAACCTTGATAAACCCATATTGGTTAAAGGCCCCCGCCATAAATACTTGTCTCCACCAAATATAATCAAATAATGATCCATCTGTTGGTAAATCAAATGTCAATGAACCTGCGTGATTGCCGCCTGAACTCGGGGTGTTTTCTAAAAACAAATGATCGCGCCCGAGCCAAGGACCTATAAAAAGTCCTTTGTCAAAAATTTCAGTTCCATCATTAAGTATAGCCATATTTTTTTGACCTTTTGCGAGTCCGTCTTTTATGCCTGTACCAGTGTCAGTATAGTCAAATGGTCTTTCACTAAATTTCCGTGTCTCACTATCAATGATTTCCCTGTCGCCAACCTCCATTACACCACTTGGATTTACCAATCCAAAATATCCGTTTTCACTGTTCATTTTCGCAGTGACGATTGGTAAAGCTTCGACATTTCCGTTGTTTGTGATATTAAAAATGACCTTACCGTCTGATTCGGTAAAGTCAGTTATTTTTTTGTATGACGTTGAGTGTGCTACACCGTCAGGGATGAGGAAGGTTAACTTAGCTGTGTCATACCATGATTGGATGCCATCAAGCTCTGTCTTATCAATTAAAATAGCTTTATAGTATCTGTCTGGTTCATCGGAAAAAACCAACATTCGTTCTTCATCCTGATTAAATAAGCCAGCCACTTGCTCTCTAATTTTATTTATGTTTCCAAATGAAATGTTTGACGGCTGAACAGTATCCACAAAACTAATTTTTGAGATATCAAACGATGCAAGGCTAACTTCCACTTCAATTATTTTTGCATCTGTTTTTACTTTTTGCAAAAGAATCCCAAGTTTAGGAGATGAATTACTTGTCACAGAACGTTCGTTCCCTATTTGTCGCTTAACTTTTAGTACTTTTAGTAAAGGACTAGTATCTATTGAGTTGAAGCTCATTGTTATTTGTTCTGACAATTATATATCACCTCCCAATCTTTTTATCGCTGTTTGTTTTTGTGTCGTATATTCATTGATTGCGTCGCCAGTTGCTCTTGCAAACTCTTGACCATTGACATTGAAGACAAAATCTCTGCCAACCAATTCTTTGATTGTGGACAATGCTTCTTTGATGACTCCCATTTCTTCAGTGTCCTGTCTTCGGTATGTAACCTCAACAGAACTTGAAGAATTGCCAGCGTCAAAGCTATATGCCAGATTATCCCCAATCATGTCACTGACTTGCATGTTGAAACGGTCAATGCCGTCAAACATACTGTCCATAGCCTTATTGACACATTTGGTACTCTTTTCAATACCAACTGCCACACCTTGGCCAATGAATAGACCGACTTCATCACGGAACAAGCGTGATGGTGAATGAATTTGAGCCTTGGCTTGTGCTGCTCTATTCGCTTGAGCTACCAGAGCATTTGCAGCCGCTGTGACAGCTCCAATGGCTGAATACATGCCTTGAGCTAAACCTTGGCCAATCATTGCACCGACATACTGCATAGCACCAGCACCAGACATACCAGTAGAACGGATTGCGTTTATCATTGCAGACATTGCAGCTGTTGCTGAACCAATACCGCCTCTAATGCCAGCAGTCACTCCTTGAGCTGTTCCTTGTCCAGCCTGTTGACCCGCTTGAGTCATTTGACTAGCAGAAGAGCGGACAATTGAAACCATCTGAGTCATACCAGAGCGAACTGCTGAAGTTGCTCTGGATACTCCTGAAGAGATTGCAGAAGCCATGCTGTTTGCTGATGAAGCAGTCACACTGAAGCTTGCTGACATGCTGATTGAAGCTGATGAAGCTGATGATAAACGTGAAACCAATGCTCCAAGAAGTCCTGTGATGGTTGCTACTGCTGCACCAACAGCCAATGTCCGCCCACTAAAGTTTGCAAATCCGCCACTGGCCGAAATCAAAGCTGGTGTAATGGTCATCAGTTGAGCCTTGAAAGCTGTAATTGGTCCGTTAATAGCTGACAATCCAGAAACTCCTGCCACTGCCTGAGCAGTAAAGGAACTGAAGCCAGCTGCAGCTGTTGTCATAAGTGCTGGAAGTTGAGTCAGACTTATTTGAAGAACAGTGATAGCTGTTCCAAAGTCAGTCATGGCTGTCACCGCAACAACAGAACCAGTTGCAAACATGGTCATACCAGTTCCAACCTGTGTCATTGCTGTTCCAAGTGTAGCCATTCCGCTTGCATGTCCAGCCATTGCTCCAAGACCTGTTGCGGTTGCTGCAAGGGTAGCCACTAAGTCCCCAAGTTTGAGGTCAACTAGCATTTTGATACCCTGTGCCATGAGTTTCACTCCTTGGCCAGCGTTCTTGGCTGCATTACCAATGCTTTCAAAAATGCCAGCAATTCCGTCAAGGATATTGCGGACAGATGAACCAAATGACTCTATAACACCGCCAGCACTTTCAAGAATGGAGCTGATTTGTTCTCCTAGTGTCTTGAATAGCTTAGTGATTGAGTCAATAATTGGGCTGATTTGGCTGATCAGATTATCGAAAGCACTCACAATTCCTTCAAGGACTGGAGCAACAGCTTGAACCATTGCAGTCAATTCTGGAATAAATGGAGCCAGTGCCTGAACGATTTGAACAATAGCCTGAGTGACTACTGTGACAATCGTGCTGAACATTTCTGTAATGCTTGGGATGAACGGTGCTAGGGCTTCAACAATTGAAACAATAGCATTAGTAATCACTGTAACAACTTGGACAAATGTATCAGAAATAATTTGAACAATTGGAGTGATTGCTGTGATTATTTGGGCAACTCCTCCAGCAATTGCTGTCACTAAGCCAGAAATAGCTGTGATGATTGACGGTAAAGCTTCAACGATTACAGAAACAATGTTAGTCACTACCTCTCCAAGTGCCGTCACAAATGGAGCAGCTGCAGCAAATGCCTGACCAACTGCCACAATTAGAGGTGACAGCATTGACAAAGCAGTTGCAATGGTGAGCATGACTGGTTGAAGTGTGATGAGTGCAGTTGCAAAGGATTGAAGAACTCCACCAACAAGGCTGACCAAAATATCAGCCAAACCTTGAAGAAATGGAAGGACCATCCCTTGGATAGAGCTGAGAGCTACCAAAGCGGCTGTCACTGCTGCGACTCCCAAAGCAAATGAAGCAACACCAACTGGGTTCAACATAGAAATTGACTGAGCCAAGCCACGGAAAACCGTTGCAATAGAACTACCAATGCCTTTGAATACAGCTGAAATCGACTTCCCTAGTCCAGAAAAGACTCCTTTGACCGCTGACCCTGCTGACTTAGCAAACCCAGCCAGTTTAGTGAATGGATTTGGAAGAGCTGGGAACTTGAAAGCGGTGAATTTAAAACCTGTCAGTTTTTTCAAAGCTACAAGAGCGACCCCAATGCCAGCAATAAGGGGTGCGAATGCTCCAACATTTAACTTTTTAAGACTGTTCACGATTGCGTCAATCGCTGGTTGTGCCATTGTTTTCAGTTCATTGAATTTCTTCTTGACAGACTCAACCGCTGAAGTGACTATGTTTCTGAATGTTTCTGAATGCTTATAGGCATAGATGAAACCAGCAACAAGTGCAGCAATAGCAACTAAAGCCAAACCAAAAGGATTGCTCATGACTGCTCCAACTGTCTTGAAGACACTGCCAATGCCGCTGACAGCTTTGATAATTCCACCAATTGCCAGCAAGACTGGTCCAGCACCTACTGCAATAGCAAGAACCCACTTCTGCCATTCAGCCATTGGCAAGTTATCCCAAATGTTCTTCAGGACACGCTTAATGTTCTGTACGAATATTTCAACCGTTGACTTCAGATTGTTCATCAAGGTCTTGACATCTGCGTCAGCAGCACCAAAACCAGCCACAAGGTTCTGTCCAGCGGCAACCATGGCTTGGAATGATCCTGAAACAGTTTCACTTGCTTCCTTGGCAGTTGTTCCAGTAATTCCTAGCCTGTCCTGTGTGATCCCTATGGCTTCAATCAAGGTATGGAATGGAATATCTTTGACATTCTCAGCTGTTGCTTCAAATGTCCCATTTAATACACCAGACTCATTGACCAAACGTGCCATTTCTGACTGTGTACCACCGTAACCAAGTTTTAAGTTGTCCAGCATGGTGTAGTTGTCTTTGGCAAATCCTTGATAAGCGTTCTGAATATCGCCTATGGCGGTACCCATCTTGTTTGAGTTATCTGCCATTTGGACAATAGCCTTGTCACCATAAGCTGCAGCCTGTGCAGTATCACCGCCCAAGCCTTGCAAGAGCGTTGCAGAGAATGATGTTACCTGTTCCATGTATTTCACACCAGAAACACCAGCCCTTGTGTAGGCAGTTTCAGAGTTAGCAATCACTGTGGCTGCTGAGTCTTTGAACAAAGTTTCAACACCACCGACAGCTTGTTCAAGGTCCGCATAGGACTTGATGATGGCGGTAACCCCTGCCGCTACTGGTGCAGTAATTCCAGCAGTCAAGGCACTACCTACATCCATAAATGCGTCACCAATGGCACTGAGTGAAGTTGTTGTGCTTTTGAATTTCTCAACTGACTCCATAGCTTCACGCATTCCAGCAGTGAATTGGGATGTGCTGGCTGTCAATATGGCTTCTACTGTGTAAGATGACATTTTCAGTAACCTCCTTTCTCATAATTCTTCATACGTTTGGCAATGGCAATCAGATTGCTGTTGACCGGGGTAGCAAAGTTTTTCCCAAGGACATCATTTTTCCGCTTCTTCTCGTTATAGAAGTCGCTAAACTCCTTGAACACATACTCTTTACCGTTCTTCTCTCTTGCTTTCACAAGACGGTTCAGATAAGCTTGCAAATACAAGTCCTTTTCACGTTCTAACTCTTGCATTAAATGACCACGTTTCCTGAGCCTGTACTCATGCAAGGTCATTCTTCCAGCTTCAGCAAAATCTGTCACACCAAACAAGCCTAAAATGGTAGCCATCATGTCCTCATAGATTTCCTGTGAGTCATTGGCTACCGTTGTTTTTACTTGGCTTGTTTCTTCATTGCTTCCAGCATTTTTGTGACTTTTAGCTTGGTCATTGGTGCATTCTTTAAGGCAGATAAAAAATCATCAAAGACCTTCTCAAGATTGTCACCCTGCTCCTCAATCCATGTTTCAATGTCAGCAATGCTTGGGATTGATTTGAGCGTGTGTGTAGCTGACAAGATGATGTCTGCAATGACAACTGGGTTGAAGTCTTGTAAGTAGATAACAGCTGACTGAATACCCATACCGAATTTGACCCCATTTCCTGAAACTTCATAACGCTTGTCCATTTCTCGGATGAAGTCAATACCAAAGCTCAAGTCATACTTTTTGCCGTTAATTTCAATTTGTTTCATGTTTTTTACTCCTTAAAAAATAAAAGAGGGGAATTTCCCCTCTTAGTCTAAGATGTCAGTAGTGTTAGCGAATGCGTATTGAATAGCTGCTTCTTGGCCAGCTGTCAATGTTGCATTGCCTTCAACTGGTTTCCCGTTGATTGTCATTTCAGTTGAGATTGTTTCCAAGTCCTCAACATTTGCTGGAACTTCCCAGCTTGAAAGTTTGCCTTGCGCATAAAGTGCTGGATATTTTGAGTCAGACTTCTGACCAGCAAGGTCAATTTCCCAAACTTCCAAAACATAACCGTTGATAACTGAGTCTTTCAACATTTTGTTAACTGGATCAGCTGAAGCAACTGCTTCAATTGAGAGAGTCACTTCAAGACCGCCATCAGATGACACTGCACCATCTTTGGTCTTAGTCACATCAGTTGAACGCTCATAGTTCCAAGAATGTTCAGTTTGCAATGCCAGTTTGGCCGCTGCTGTTTTGTCCCCCAATTTGCGGAACATCAAAAATTTATTTTTACCATATTTCGCCATTTGTTAATTCCTCCTAGTGAAATTTGAATTTAAGGTCAAGAATGCCATGGTAGAGCAATTCTTGAGTAGAGTTGTCTTTTATGATTTCTGTGGGGCTGGTTAAATCCATTGACCAACTTGTGTTGCCAATCTGTTTGATTGTGGAAAACTCTCTCATGAGCTTCCCAATCCAGTCTGACACCAGCTTTCTGTCCTCAGCTTTTCCCCAGACATCAACTTGTGCTGACAATGTGCCTATCAAGTAGGACTTTGTAGACTGTGGCACAATATGAGTGTATGCAACCACCATGAATGGGTACGGTGTCCCCTCATCAGGTAGAAACGGATAAGCTGGCAGTCCCAATGCTTCTGACCGTTTTATCAATTCATCGTGAATTTGTTGGTCTGGTTGTTTATTTAACAATTGCAGCCCTCCTTAATTCCGCTATGAATTGCGGTTCAATCTCATCAAGTGCTGGTTTCATGAATGGCTGTGCTTCCATTTTCCGTGTCCCTTTTTCCAGGTAGCCAGAATAGTCAGTACCAGCTTCAACCTTGGCGGAAAATCCACCGTTGGTTATTTCAAGACCAATTTTTCTTGCAGTTGCTCCTGTAGAGTAACCTTTGGTAAACACTGCCTTTCTTTTGGCTGAACTTTGTAGGTTGCCACCAAATTTTTTGACAATAGCTTTATGAGCTGTGTTGTTAGCAGCAGTTTGCAAAGCATGGATCAATGGTTCTGCTCCCCTGATGGTTAAATCAGCCATTCTTTACCTCACTTACATAGAAAACAGTCATGCCGTTGGTATGTTTTGGGTTATCCACAATGTAAAAAGGCTGACCGTCTATCAAAAGACTGTCAACCTTCTCCTTACAGTTTCTAACCCTCACAACCGTTGTGGCTTCTTTTAGCTTATCCCCAAGTAAATTGATTAGCTTGGCACTGATTGGACCAATGTTGCATGGTACTACCTTTGTTACTTCATTACCGCCTACCATTTTTCCAAGTTCAGTGTCATACTTTCTTTTTTGCTTGAAAACAAGCGTACAACGTTTATCAAATCTCATAACATTTTAAACCCCGCTTCAAAATTGCTTGAAAAGTGCTGCTTAATAACTTTCTCATATTCAGAAAAGTCATCAATCTCAAAAGTCATGCTCAATCCTTCGACATTTTGGGTTGTCATTCCTTCAGACCCTAGCTTGTTGAAACGTTTTACCATTACTTCAACAATGATGTACTGCAATTTCTCAGGGATAGTGTCTTGATTTGAAAAAGCTTTGAAATGTGCTTCTGTTAGGTTTTGGATAACTGACAAGCGATTATCTTGCAAGTTATCATCAATGTCTAACAGAGCTTTTACTTGCTCAATAATCTGCATGTCATTACTCCTTCCGGGCTTCAATCAAGGCTTCTTTGTCAAGTGCAGAATAGCCCTCAACACCTTTTTCGTTCAGTTGTTTAATTGTCATTTCTGACAAGTCAGGCTGTTCTTCATTGTAATGACGACGCAACAACATCCCCATTATGCACCTCCGAATTTTACAACCTTTGTAGGATCATAGAGGTACACACCATAGTGTTCATCCCCTGTGATGACAGTGGTTTTCTTCAAGATGTCACGGTCTGTTTCAATCGCAACATCACGCTTGAGATTGATGACAAATGCACCGTATTTGGCAACATCATCTGTCTCAGTTTCATCAGCTGAAACCTTAACAAGGAATCCTGTACCTTTTGTAACTTTGTTAGAACGGACAATTTGAACCCCACGGGTTTCACCAAATGTGCCAGATACAACTGTATTTGCACCAATTTCAGTTCCTGAAATCCATTCTTTGACAGTGTTAGTACGCAAATCAATTGCGTCAGCTGGGTTGATAACAGCCACATAGAGTGCATCTTCTTCATCTGTAAAGACTGCAAGTGCTTTATCAAGAGCAGCACCTGTGGTTGGCGCTTCTGCGACAAATTGAGTAGCTTTTTGGGCTTCCGCAACAATGTCATTGTCAACTTTGTTTGCGATAGCAAGTGCGATTTGGTGAGTCGCTTGACCAATTGGGTCACCAAGTCCAGAAAGAACAGCTTCATCTGTCAATTCGATACCTTTACCAGCCTTTTTGATGGTCATGGTTGTCTTAGCTGTAGCGAGTTGGTCTGGTTCGATTGCTACACCTTCAGCAATGTCTTTTGCGTCCCCTGAATATTCCCAACGTGGAACTGTCAGAGTGTTACCTGGTTGACCTACAAGCTCACGTTCGACATAAGCAAGTGGTGTGAATTTGATGAGTTTTGGAAGTTTAGCTGAAGCCATGTCAGCCATTACTTCAGGATTGATCATTTGTGCGATTTTTGTTTGAGTCATTTTGTTTTATCCTTTCACTAATTGTGCATAGAGTTCTGGGTCACTCTGAAGCAGGTCATTACGGCTCTTGTAACCCATGCGGGCAAATTGCTCTTTGGTAACACCTCCAGCTGTTGATTGCTCAACTTTCTTTGGTGTCTTACCTTTGAGCATTTCACTGACTTTCTTGTCAGCAAGGTCATTCACAAGGGATGTAAAACTATTGATGGTTTCCTGTGTGCTTTCAGCGTCATCTTTGACTACGAATGCAAGGATGTCATCAGTTGCTACAATTCCAGCTTCAGAAAGCATTTTGGACGCTTCTTTCTCAAGACCGCTGCGGTTGATTTTGGCTTCAAGTTCAGCAATGTAGTCAGCCTGTTTCTTAGCTTCATACTCAGCCTTCTGTTCAGCGTTCATCTTACGCAACTTTTCAGCTTCATCCATCTTGGCTTGGTATTCCCTTTCAGCAGCACGTTTGGCTTTGCCTTTTTCCTTCTGGATGATAGCGTCAAGCTCTTCCTGTGTGAATGTTTTTTCAGTAGTTTCTGCTTGTTCCTGAGTGCTAGCCTGCTCAGTTCCTTCTTCAACTACTTCATCTTTTTTGATTTCTTCTGCCATGATTGGCTACCTCCCTTTTAAGTCCTGAGTGGACTGATTGACCTTGGCTTTTAGTGTCTTCAAAGTTCGGACAAAAAGAAAACCGGTCATTTCAAACCAGTTTTGAGTATTTTCAAGTGATTTTGAGTAGTCTATTCCTACCAGTCAAGATGAGTGACCGCCTCCTTACTTGCGACTAACCCAAGATTTTTTAGATACCTTGTCAGCTACTTTCTTCTCAAGATAATCAAACCTTGAATTAGTAGCCTGAGCATTGCGTGAGTTAATATGTTTCAACTCCTCAATCTGCTTTTGTTGATGTTCAATCTTATCAATAAGCTTATTGTTGACTGTAATTAAACCTTGAATACACAATAAGATAGCACGTTTCTTTTTGATACGTTTGTTCATGTTTTCCTCCTAATCATCTGTCAATGACCTGATTTGTGATGTTATCCATATCTGGATAGCGTGAGTGCCATGACTCTCTTATAAGTCTTTCATATTCGTCTTCAGACATTGAGAAGTGTGCAGCAGTTGAGCAATGGCAATGTGGATGCATTGGTGCAGCATTAAGACCTGGTTGCATGTCTTTCACTTTGAAGATTTTGCCATTTAAAGGCCTACATCTGTCACAAGCTCCAGGCTCTGAAATGAACTCATATTCATCATAGCCATTGGACTTATAAGACTGCTTTTCTGCTTCAGTTGCGACCCTAGCACCTTCTGTGACTGCCAATCTCTTTGCTTCACTGGCTGAAACTCCAAATTCCTTTCTGATTTTGCCAATCATTATGGTTGGGTTCTGACCTTTTAGCAAATAATCTTCTGTCATTTGTGCTACAATGCCCCTCAAAGCGTCTTGTCTTTCCCAGACCCTATCAGACCAAACAGCCCCCTTAAATGGAGTGTTCAGGACTGTCTGAGCCACATTCTCAATCTGACTGGATGAAAGTACTGAGCGACCAAGCAAACCTGATTGTGATTTCAGTGTGTTGATGTACTCATCATTCAGAAACCGCTCTGTCAGCTTATGTTCTGCATTGCTCATGGCGACCATTTCCAAATCAAGCTGATACTGGAGTAATTCCAGACGGTTCATCTTCATTTTCAGGTTGTAGAGAGCCAATTCTGAGTTTGCTCTGGCTGAAAAGTCCTTCTCGGCAACATACCGCTTGGCACGTTCTTCAAAGGCTTTGACATCCATTTCATCAACTCTTGCTTTGACCTCAGACAGTGGTAGATTGTTCTTGCTGGCATAGCGTTCAGAAAAGGCTCTTATTTCCTTCTCAATCTCTGAAAAGTGATAGTTGTACATTCTATCAATTTCTTCATTGAGAGTAGCCCCACGGTCCATCTTAGCCAGCTGTTCAGCTTCTATCCGCTTCTTCCAGTAATCATTGACCATCTTCAATCACTTCCTGACCGTCATCTGCAAGATCCTTGTCAGTCATTCGCTTGTTCTTTTCAAGTTTCTTGGAAAGCAGGCTTGAGCTTTCTTCCTCTTCAGCCATCTTAGCCAGCTCATTTTTTGGGTTATCCACAATAGACAGAACAGAAAGCTTGGTTGTGTTTGAAACTTGTCCAGCTAGATTTGCAACAATGCTAGACTCTTCAAGGATATTCCTTGGCACATTGCGTGTGAAATTGTACTTGATACCAGTCCAACCATCACTTGGCACTTTTGCCATTGGCACGTTGAAAACAATCTCATACAATCGATTGAATGCGGACTGCATTTTACGGTCTTTCATCTTGGCCAGATTGTCCATGGCTTGCAGTTTGAAAGCTAGGGCAGTCCCTGAAGCATTTCCAAAGTCTTCCTCAGACAGATTGGCAACCATAGAAACTGCAAAGATAGACTCTTTGAGCAATGCGATCAGATTTTCTTGGGTAGTGTCTGAATTCGGCTTCTCAAGGAAACCGACCTCAGGCAATGCGCCATCACCATTTTTCCACAAGTTGAAAATGCGGTTTTCTCTGATTTGGTCAGCCATGCCATCTTTAAGCTCTACACCTACAATCTTCAAGTAAGCGTCAGCAAAGTAGTCAACGTCATTGGCTTTCTCGCTAGCAGCCTTGTTCAGAGCGTTGATGAGCGTTTTGACACTATCAAAGATACCTTGACGCTCTTCATTTTCAATCATTTCTACAACTGGCAATTTGCCGTAAATGTGGGGAGTGCGTTCATGGAATGTCACACTTCCTCCTAGCTGGAACGTTGTTTCAATGACTTCAGCAGACGTGATAACCTGACCATATCCATTGACTTCTCCATCATTGAAGGCATATCTGACCGCAAATAGTGGCTTTTCTTGAATACTGTTATCATGAACAATGAACATGTTGACTGGACTGTTGTAGGTTGTTCTGGTATTTCCTTCCTCGTCCTGATAGACATATAGGAAAGCATGGCCAAAAATATCTGCAATCTTTGCTAGCTCAAACTCATTGTCTTCCATGTCATTCAATTTGCGGAAATCATCAATGAATTTGCTTGTAGTATCGTCATCATGCGTGATTTTGACCGGGATACCGATTTGGTAGCCACTGAATGTGTCAACAATGTACTTGGCATAGTTAATGACAAGCCTATTGTCTGGCTTCCAGCTGTCCTTTTTAGGTGCTTTCAAAATATCATGCTTTGACATGTACATATTTTCATTCTCAATGTACCCTCTAAGCAATCTTGATTGATGAAGCTCCACTGCTTCTGACACCAATTCTGCTGTCACTTCTTCTGCTGATGTTGTAAATAGCTTTCGCTTGTTTAGACTGATTTGCGACATCAGAAACCTCCTTTGAATAATTTGATTTTGCTACCAATGCCCAAAGCATTTGAATAGATGGCATAGCGTAAAGCGTCAAGCACATCATCAAACTCTTTCAGCGGTTCATCTTTTGTGCTGTTTGGCTTCCACTTGTACTGGTAAATCTCATCAAAAAAGCGAGGTATGACACCACGCTTGATATATAATTTATTTTCTTTAAATAGCTTGGCAATCATTTCAATTCCAGCTATGACTGCCTTATTGGCATTGACTGTGACAATTCCTTCATTGTTGAAGCGGTCAACGTGTTCTGGTCTTGCTGAGTCAGCATAGAATGTTATATCTCCATACTTCTCTTTGAACTCCTTGGCACGGTTCACCCACCAATCAATCTCTTTGTATTGGTCAGCTATACCGTCAACCAGGTAGAGATTTTCTTGGTTGTCTTCGCCAATAATCACAATTGAACCGTAGTGGTCATATCCCCAGTCAACACCAGCGAAATACCTTACCATGTCAGGTAAGATGTCTATCTCGTGTATTGATTTATCATAATCAGAGTAGATTGCACCTTCAGCAATAGTCCAAAGGCCTAAAATATCTCTATCGTAAAACTTGCCGTTTGGTGTTGCTGATTTGATGTTCTCGATATATCTTTTTGAAAGAAACGTGTTGTCATCTAACTTAAAAGCAAAATCGATGATCATCTTGTCTTTATTATTGATATAGTCACGATTAAGCCAATGGTTGGGATTGTCTGGATTGCTATCCCATACTATACGCGCATCAGTCCCAGAACACCGTGAAATGATTTCTTTGAACACTACTTCATTAGCAAGTGACGCCTCATTTACATAAGCACCAAAAGAAGTAAAACCACGAGCACGTTTTAGTCCACTGATTAAACCAGTATAGACTTGAACGACTTTAACACCTCTGAAAGTGAAAGAGCCATGTTTATCATACTTAGGTTCGAAACCATATTTATTGTATAGTTCTTGCAACACGTTGTTTTGAATACTTGTTGAAGACGTGCCAGCTAAGATATACATTGGTTCATCTATGCCTAATCTATCCGCTATGGATCGCACACGGTCAAGCTCGGTTATAAACGTGTCATTATTAACAACAGTCTTACCTGCTCGCTTAGCACCATGCAAACCGCAAATAAACCAGTCGTGGTTCCAAATATAACTAAGCACTTCTAATTGTCTAGGTGTGTAGATATCAGATAGGCTCATCAGAAATAGCCTCCTTGATTTTATTCATCAAGTTCGAAATCTTATCGTCTTGTCCTTCATCGCCACCAACTTGTAATTTAAGTTTATCGATTTCAAGTTGCATTTTTTCTGCTTGTTTAGATGTTGGATAACGCTTGAGAATTTCAACTATCGCTTTAATAACTGTGTTATTGTCAGGCTTTTTAAATATCCGACTAACTTCTCCAGTTATAGGGTTCATCATCAGGATTTCTTCTTCACGCTTACCTTTTGCGATGTCAGAAAGAATTGATAAAGCTTCAGTAGCTGTTAAAATGTTTTCAGACTGCATCTTCTCGACTTGGTTTTCAATGTATGATTTTATCCCTACATTTCCCAACAATTCTTTTGATCGTTTGTTTGCATAATTTTCACTATAACCAGCTTTAATTGCTGATTGGTAGGCATTCCCAGAAGCGATATACTCATCTGCGAATTGTCTTTGTCTTTCGTTTATTTTCTATCACTCCTTTCAATGCATAATAAAAAGCCACTCAATGAGTGACTAAGTATGCGATATGTCAGTGCTTCCCTGACTATTACAGTTATATAGCGCTACTTTTGTAATATCCTAAGGGTTATCAGCCCGATGCTAAATATCGCCTTATATCAATTCGTGAGAGCTACTCACATTAATATAATAGGAACAGTCGGAATCGAACCGACACAGTGACATCTAATGTGCCAAGAAGTAGCTATCAACCAGTAGCTTTCCAATCACTACTCTATGTTCCTAACAACCATCGCACGAATCGAACGTGCGTCGCCAGTATGGTTACAGCAAATATCTAAAGCGGTCTGTTTTTAAGACCTATTGAGATAGCAGGATTTGAACCTGCACATAGCTCTACGCAAATATACAATGTATATTTCTGCCTATACCCACAATTTCTTATGGGACGCTAAGACCTTTCACTAGTCTTGACATTCGCCTACTTTTGCCGTTATCTCAACTGGGCACGAACGGCACCCGTTCCAATTCAAATAGTAAGTTCGATTTATTTATAAGTAATCGTCTAATCATATGTAGACCAGTTGTTAATTGTTATCTCTTCTTACTATTCCAA